TGATGAAGATGGAAACGAATATCCAACTCACAAAAGTACTATTGTACAACTAGGAAATATTGTTCTTGAACAAGGAGAATATGACGAAGAAGGAGAAGAAGTAACTGCTCCAGTATTATCAGAGGGTTGGCATATTGACGTATGTTGGGATGATTCAGATATTACAGATGAAGACGGAGAAATTGATCATCCTTACGGTTGGAAAACTTATGCAGTTGATATTGAAGGAGAGGGCAAACATTCTTTCTACGGATTAAGTTACAATTCACATAAATTTTAATTAAGTAAATTCGCTATAAATATACCCTGATATGTTAAAAGAGATAATAGATAGCATTGCACAAGATAAGAAAGACCACGTACTATTAGGTATGTTCATAGGTTATCCTTTAATATCTTTAGGGTTTATGATCGACCAAATATTTAGCGTTGATTTTGCGCTAGTGTTTGGGGGTATTATGGGAATTATCTTAGTAGGTTTAAAAGAGTTAATTCACGATTGGTATCATAACAAGGGTAATCCTGAATTGGCTGACTTTCTTTATAGTGCGTTTCCGATATTGTTTCCTTTAATGACTTATTTTATTTAATATGCCTGATTTAACAAATAAAGAACTTTTAAACGCTATCGCTAAAAAACAACTGCAAACTGCTGCGCAACTATCTAGTTTTATAAATAAACAAGAGGGTATAAACGAAAAACTTTTAGGCTATTTAGAGAACAATGACAAAACAAATCAAGTTGGCGTTGTACAAAAACAACAAGAATTAAATATCAGAGTTGAAACTTTAGAAACGCATAAAAAAATAATTGTAGGGGTTTCAGCTGCATTATTTAGTTTTTTTGCCTGGATAATATCACTTATTAAATAACTAAATTTTATAAATAAATATTTTCGTATATTTACACAAAATTAATAATATTAAAAATTACATAAATGGCTACAACCGGAATATTTAACGGAACTAACTTACTATTAAAACTGGATGGTACTATTATAGGACACAGTACAAGTTGTTCAATGTCTTTGTCTATGGACACACCAGAGGCAACAACAAAAGATTCAAACGGATTTTCAGAATATATTGCCGGTGTTAAAGGCGGAGAAATATCTTTTGAGGGTTTAGTCGATTATAGCGATTCATTAAACGGAGTTGAACTATTTGATTCTCTTTTAGCTAGAACAACTTTAACTTGTGTTTTTGGAACTGCCGAAAGTGGAGACGCAATTTATACCGCAGATGGTTTTTTATCTAGTATTGAGATGAGCGGAGAAATGGAGTCTGCCGTTACTTATAGCGGATCAATTACAATTTCAGGAGCAATTACAAAATCAACTAACTAATAATAATTAGTTTTTATTATATAGGCCGCCGTCAATATTTGGCGACGGCTTTTTTTTATATTAATTTTAAACCTTAAAAAATGACAAACAAAAAAAGAGGTTACATTGACATCAAAGTTGGTAACAAAAACAGAACTCTACATTTCTCAATGAACTTTTGGAGTGAATTTACCGAGCAATTAGGAATAAGTTTAGCCGATATAGGCGGAGCGTTTCAAGACGGAATATCAATTAAAGGATTGAGGGCCTTAGTTTATTCTGCAATTTTAGCAAACGACCAGGAAAACGGTAACGAAATAGATTATAATTTATTTACTGTTGGCGCTTGGTTGGATGAATTAGACGCCGAAAAAATTAATGAAATTGTTGAGGTAATGTTACAATCTAAAATTTTAGGTAATAGTTTAAATGGCGAAACTGAAACCAAGGGAAAGCGTCAGCCGTCAAAGAAACAATAAATTTTGAAAGTTTAACTGATCACTACATTGGATTAGTTGGAATTAAGCCTGACGATTTTTGGCGGCAAACTTGGAGGGAAAATGCTTTAATCGCCCAACACTATCATAATAATATCAATTTAAATTGGGAACAAACTCGTTACATTGCCGTAATGATTCACAATGTGCAATGTGAGAAAAAATCTCAGATGTTAAAGCCTGAGGATTTATTTCAGTTACCGAGCGATATTCAAAGAAAAAAGAAAAGGGCAGAGCCTAAATCTACTAAAGAGCAAATGGATTCTTTTTTAGAAAAATATAACTCAATGACTAATAAAAAGACGTTAAAATAAAAGCGTCTTTTTTTTTGTATTTTTGTTTTATATAAAATATTTATGTCAGATCAAACATTAAGAGTTAAAATTGTCGGGGACGCTAAAAAGTTAGTAGATGCTTTTTCAGAAGTAGAGAGAAAAGCCTCTGTTTTTGGAAAAGCTATGAAAAGCACCGGTAAAAAACTTTCATTAAGTTTAACTCTACCTTTAGCGGTTGCCGGTGGCGCAGCAGTTAAATTTGCAAGTGATTTTCAGGAATCAATGAACAAAGTAGATGTTGCCTTTGGTAAATCTAAAAAAGAGGTTAAAGACTTTGCAAAAACTACTTTAAAGCAATTCGGTATTGCGGAGGGTAGCGCTTTAGATATGGCCGCCTTGTTTGGCGATATGGCTACCTCAATGGGATTAAATCAAAACGCCGCTGCTGATATGAGTACGTCTTTAGTTGGTTTAGCCGGAGATTTAGCATCATTTAAAAATATAGGAATTGACCAAGCGACAACTGCATTAGCGGGAGTTTTTACCGGGGAAACCGAATCTTTAAAAAGGTTAGGTATTGTTATGACTCAGGCAAATTTAGAGAGTTTTGCAATGGAAAGAGGTATGAACGCCAATATAAAAACAATGACACAAGCGCAAAAAGTTGCGTTGCGTTATAAGTTTATAATGGAGTCAACTTCAAACGCTCAGGGCGATTTTGGTAGAACAAGCGGAGGCGCTGCAAACCAAATGAGAATATTTCAAGAGTCTTTAAAAGAATTATCAGCGAAGTTTGGGCAAGTTATACTACCGGTATTTACTAAATTAGTGTCATTTGCAAACGGATTGTTACAAAAATTTTCAGAATTAAGCCCAACAACAAAAAAATTAATAGTGGTTTTTGCGGGTATCGCTGCGGCTTTAGGCCCAGTTCTTTATATTTTAGGTACATTAGTTACTTTAGCACCGGCTATTGGAACGGCTTTAACTGTTATGATGGGCCCGATTGGTTTAATTATTGCCGGATTAACTGCAATTTCAGTTGTAATTTATAAAAATTGGGCGGGTATAAAATCCGCTTTGGTAAAAATAGGAAACTATTTTATTGACTTATACAATAACTCATTGCCTATTCAATTAGCGGTAAATTCATTAATAGCTAATTTTAAAAATATGTTAGCCGTTGGAAAGTTTGTTTTTTCTACTTTCTCAACAATAATAAAAACATTTGCAAATAATTTTATAACACTATTTAAAGGGATTGGCGACGTTATTATAGGCGTTTTTACCTTTGACAAAGATAAAATCATTCAAGGGTTTACAGACTTAGCAAATGGCTTAAAAAACAATGTTACCGCTGCATTTGATGCGATTAAAACAGACGCCACAACTTTAGGTAGTTCTGTTGTAGATAATTTTAATGAAGCGTTGCAACAAAAAACAATCGCAAAAATTGTTGTTCCGGTTGAAATGGCGGTTAGTGGTGGCGGAACTGATACTGCAACAGATGTTGGCGGTGGAGGTGGTGTTGCAACAAGACCAATGGCAACCTCCGCAGTAGAAGGAATTAGCGGTGCGGGAATACAGACACCTATTAGCGATATGGTTGCGGCAGACAATGAAAGATTGCCGACAGTCTTAGGAGAACAACAAGCTATTTTTATGGGTTTTAAAATGTCTTTTAAAACGGCTATGGATTCAGTAAGAAGAATAAGTGGCGCAGTAAGTCAATCATTTTCTCAAATAGGTAATTCTATTGCTAACGCTTTTGGTGGAGCGCAATCAGCAATGGGTGCTTTTTTAGGTACTTTAGCAAAAGACGCTTTAAAAATTGTCGGACATAATTTATCAATATCAATGTCAAACTCAATTACCGGAGCAACTCAATCAGCTAAATCTTTTGGCCCGGCTGCAGCTTTTGTTTTACCGGCATTAATAGCGGGAGCAACTGCATTAATATCAGGCGCTTTTTCAGGTATTCAAGGCGGAGGCGGAGGTCGTAGAGCAATGGGATCGTCTGTTGGTGGTTATACCGGAGGTAATTCAGGAGGTGGATTTACTGCCTTTGCAAATGGTGGAATTATAAGCGGCCCAACAATGGGATTGGTTGGCGAATATCCAGGAGCAAGACAAAATCCGGAAGTTATAGCGCCACTAAATAAATTACAATCTATTATTGGTAAATCTAGTAATAGTGGAAATATAAACGTAACGGGAGAGGTTAGAGTTGACGGACAAGATTTATTGATTGCAATAGAAAGAGCAAACGAAACTGCGGGAAGGGTTTACTAAAATAAAACAATGGCATACGGCGTAAAATACAGATTAGAATTTTCCGATGTTTTAGGATATGGAAAAAAAGTTGAAATATTAAAAAAAGATTATACCGGCGAGATACTTCCGATGATTGGAGGCGCAAATCCGGTTTCAATATCTTGGCAATCAACAAATGATTTTTACAATCCAATTATAGGCTCAAAATGTCAGTTAAATTTATTTGTTACCGATGACGTTTCTTATGATGATTTTTACAAGTTTGATGAAAGAGAATACAAAGTAGTTGTTTACTACAATCAAACACAAGGCGGTTTATACTCTGATAGAGTTACAAATGACGGAGGTAATATTGAATCCATTGAGTGCGTAGATAATTCTATTGATCTAACATTAACAACCTCAACAAGCTTTAGGCGTAGTGTTTTAGATGATGGCGGTTTTTTTGAATCAATAGATTGTATTACCGAAAAAATAACTGATTATGATGTTGGTTGGGCAGAATATTGGTCAGGGTTTTTAGTTGTAGATAGGTATAAAGAGAAAATGATTTCAACGCCTTTTGCGGTTAGTTTTAACGCTTTTGATGGTTTGGGTACGCTAAACAATTTTAATAGCGTAATAGGTTACAACAACAATAATGCGCCAGTAAATAAAACAAATCTTGAACGTATTTCTGAAATACTGCAAAATTTAGATTTAGATTTAGACATTTACATTGCCTCTGATATAAAATACAGAACATTTGGGCCGGTAACAACTAGCAATTTTGAAGAAATTACAACTCTAGATGTTGGTTTTGATGAACTGACCGGAGAGTATGGTTTGTTAAATGCAAAACAACAACTTGAACTATTACTAAAACAATTTAATTTAAGAATATACCAATCTTATAATAAATGGTATATCGTAGAGGTAACAAATATATTTGACTATTACGTCAAAGATATGATTTACAATGAAGTTCAATCCGGAACAACTCCTACTGCAATAAGAAATAAAATTACAACACAATTAGAAAATACTTCAAAAGAATATTTAGACTTTAGAAAGTTTAACTATCTAGGTGCTACTATTGGAACAGAAAGAAAACAAGTTCTTTATAGTAATAAAAGCGATTTAAAAGAAACCGGAAACAGTTTGTCAAGGGAGTTTTTGCAACCGGCATCTGAAATTCATATTATTGGGAGTTATCTAAAGACTAAAAACGCCTTTTATAATTCAGGTTTTGAATATGGTAAATATGGCTTTGATGTTATAGAGGATTCTGCAACGTCGCCAGGTTTTACATTTACAAATCCTGGTAGTGGGTTTTTTCCTGATGGCACAAGAAACTATAATACAACTAGCGGAAGCGGTACTGGTATGATAGTAAGGGCAACTATTAGCGGCGGAAGTGTTCAATCTTTTACTATTGTAAATAATGGACAAAATTATTTAGTTGGCGATATTATAAACATTCCTTTTGATGATACTTTTGGAGTTAATGCAACTTTTGAAATAACTTCTATTCCATACTATTCAGAAATAGCAACTGATGAAATATCTTTTAAAGGTAGGCGTTCAATGAAATTAACAGACATTGCACCGACTACCGGATTTACACAAATGTTTTCTTTTGAAAGTGGTTTTTTTAATCCACAAGAGGTAAAATATGCAGACTTTACTTGTAAATTAAAATACTACATAAGTGTTTTAAATTCACAAACAATAAATATTTCAAACTCGTTTAGTTATTCAATAAATACAGTTTTAGGAAGTACCGGTTATTTTTGGGATGCTGCAAATGGCAAGTTTTCATCAACCTATGCCGGTGTTAATACAATCACAACAACAACTACAAATAAATGGATTGATTTAAATATTGCTTTAAATGATACTGATTTAAATGTTGGATCGGCTACAACTGCAACAATAAAATTCACGATTTACAATACACAATGTTCTGATGCTGATTATGATACAACGTATTATGATAATATGCAGATATTGCAAAAGAAAACGTCAGCAGACCAATCAGACCAAACCTTTATTTCTAAACTTACTAATGTAGGCGTAAATACTAATATCAAAAAAGTTAATAGAATACCTGACCAAAAAGCCGGGTATTTTAGAACTAGAGAGGCGAATCCTACGGGAACTTTTAAACCAAATAGCATTGATTTAATGACTGTTTTAGGTAGAAATATAGCAAACGATTACAGAAATTTTGTAACAAGATACACCGGAACTTTTAGAAACTTAAAAAGAGAGCCGATGTCTATTCACAACAAACTATGGTGCTACTTTTCAGCTAATGAGTTTGATCCACAAACTACAATAATTGATGGTCTTAGTTATAACGTAAAAAATGCAGAGTTTAAAGTTGTATCACATTTACCAAACAATGATGATGATACGCCAACAACTAATATAATAAATTAAACTTTTTTCTTTTGTTTTGTTTGTCAGCCGTCGTTTAACAACTTTGTTACTCGGCGGTTTTTTTTAAAATAATTTTTTTATTTAAAAGTTTTTTTTTATTTTTGCGTAACAAAATAAATAGAAAATATGTTTGAAAACAACTTTAAGGCCGAAATGAAACGGCTAAATCTAAAGCGTTATGATGTTTGTAAGTTGCTAAATTGCACAATGCCAACATTAAAATCACGTTTACAAAATCCGAAATCCTTTACAATTAATGAAGTGGCAATATTACAAGGCGCTGATTTTAATTTAAACGGAATAGAATTAACCTTAAATTTTTAAATTTTATGAAAACAATAAACATTAAAGGAAAAGAGTACATTACAGTTAATGAGCGATTAATTTATTTTAGAAATAAAGATGAATTTAAAGGCTATGGAATTAAAGAGGATATTGTTAGTATTGATGATACTGAGGGTATTTTTAAAGTAACAATCTACGATTCTAACGGAGAGCCAATTGTATCGGCACACGCACAAGAATACAGAGATTCAAGTTTCATAAATAAAACGTCTTTTGTAGAGAATGGATTTACATCCGCTTTAGGTAGGGCGTTGGGTTATTTAGGTATCGGAATAGATACCTCCATAGCATCGGCAAATGAAGTTCAAAACGCCGTTACAAATCAAAAGTCTGACAATAAAAAATGGCTAACTGAATCACAATTAAACGCAACCTTAAAAGCTACAAAAGACCAGGCTGAAAAGGTTTTAAATACGTTTAAAATGAAAAAAGATTACAGACAACAAATAGTAAATAAATTTAATTTAAAATAGTAAAACAATGAGTAAAGAAACAATCTACTGCGGAGGTGGTAAGCAAGTAAAGGGAGAATACGGAACTTTTAGAGCCGTAACAATTAATTTGTCAAATCTACCGGCAGAACATATTTTTGAATATGAAGGTAAAAAATATGTAAAGCTAAATATCAGCGATAAAAAAGAGGCTGACCAATACGGAAAAGATGTTTCTGTTTCTGTTAATACGTGGAAACCGGAGGCACAAACTGAGCAAAAAGCACAAGCGGCAGCGCCAGTAAATGATTTACCTTTTTAGGTAATTGACAAGCAAAAATCAATAAGCGGTTTCAAATTGGAATCGCTTTTTTTTATAAATTATTTTTTTAATTGAAAGTATTTTTTTAATTTAGGCAAATATTAACATTCAAAATCTTAAATTATGGAAAACGATTTAATTAAATTTTTGACAATGCAAGTTGAGGCATTGCGGAAACAAAACGAAAAACTACAACAAATTGTAAAAGAACAAACAGATTATATCTGTGATAATAGACTGTAAAAATATGAATAAATCAAATACATATATTGGTTTGCTAAGCTATTTGCTTTTATCATCAATAGCCGCCACAATAATTTTTTTTATAACATTAATAATTAAATAAACAATGGAAACAAAACAAAAAGAAGTAAAAGCGTTATTTGACACAAACGAAGATTATCATTCATCGCCTGGAATAAGCGCATCAGGTTTAAAATCAATATTTAAAAAATCAGTATATCATTTTTTAAATCAAAAGCCTTTTGAATCCTCTGCAATGGCGTTGGGTACTGCGGTACATTGCGCAATGCTAGAGCCTGAATTGTACTATAAAGACTTTCACGTAATGCCAAAGATTGACAGACGTACAAAAGCCGGAAAAGAGCAATTTGCAACAGAGCAAGAAAAAGCGGAAGGAAAATCCTTAGTTGCATTTGACGACCACCAAAAAATAACTGCGATTCTTAACAACTTTAGGAATCACGATTTAGCACAAAAATACTGCAAAGGCGAAATTGAATTGTCTCATTATTTAGAACACGAGGGTTTGCAAGTTAGAGTAAGGCCTGACTGTTTAAATAGAGTTGAGAACTTTATTAGTGACGTTAAAACGTGCCAAGATAATGCACCTATGGCGTTTAAAAGAGACGTTTACAAATATGGGTATCACTTACAATGCGCATTTTATTCTGATATGTTAGGAATACCGGCAGAAAATTTTAGATTTATAGCGGTTGAAACTAACTATCCTTTTTCGGTAGAGGTTTACGGATTAAGTGAGGAAATGATTGACCAAGGGCGTAGAGGTTGGAAAAGAGCGTTTGGCGATTGGAAAATATATAAGCAAACGGGTATTGTTTCAGGGTATAACTGGAATGAATTTTCTGAGGACGGAAGTTTAATTTTATAAAATATAGTATGATTAAAGATCAAGAAATGTTTGAATTAGGTTTTAAAAAAATAAAAACTTATAAAAAAAAACAAATTGGAATTAGCTCATATTGTTGGCACAAAAATGGTTTATTCCTTACAATTGAAAAAAATTATGGATCTGATAACTTTAGTTATTTTTTGCCTACTTTAAGAATACATAATAGAATTATTTATTTTTACAAAGTAAAAAATTTAAAAAAATTATTAAAAATTTTAAAAATTAATTAAAAAAAAGTCCTAGAAATAGGCACAAATAAAAATGATAAAAGAAATAAAAGAAAAACATCAAGATGTCTTACACGATTTAATTGCTATTTATAGTGAAACAATAATAATACATTTTTTATCAGAAAGTATTATTCACAAAGAATCAAGATTAGAAGAACATTTAAAAGATTAAAAATAAAAAAATAAAATTAAGTAAATATGATTGAAAATTTAGAGTTATTAAGAAACTTAATTATAAGAAATTTAAAGTTTGATCCTACTTCAAAAAGTAGAATTAGAGATGTTGTCGATGTTAAAAAAATATTTTGTTTAATTGCTTTTTACGAGGTTAAAGGTTTTCGTTATGCAAAGGTTGGTAGTTTTTTAGGTATGAATCACGCAACAGTTGTGCATCACGTTAGAACGGCAAAAGATTTGTTAAAGTATGATCCACACTTTAAAGAAATGTATAATAAAATCGAGGGCATTTTTTTTATGGCGAATCAAGAGGTTGTTATTTCTGATATTGAAAGTGAAATGAATATTCTTTTAATAAAGTTAAAAAGGCTGAGACAGAAAAGAAACGATTATTTAGATAAAAAAGAAAAACAAAAGTTGTTGGCAGAATTTAAGGCTGATGATATAATTACAACAAAAACATTAACAGAAAATAAAAATCCTTTATTATGGACGAATTAAAAATAAAAATTGAAAAATCAAAAAAGCATCATTACAACGTAACAATCTATAAAGGCAAAAAAATGTTTTTTTCAGAATTAGAACGCTCTGAGATTAGGCACATTATAGAAATTTTAGACAACGCAATTTAATGGCTAGAGCAAATCCATATCAAAAGTATTTAAAGGGCGAGGATTTACTACAAAGGGCCGTAATTAATTATATTCAGATGCAATATCCTGATGCAATTTTTACGCATCCAATGAATGAGGGTAAAAGGTCGCCTTTTGAACAATACAAATTAAAATATCTTGGCACTAAGCCAGGTATTCCTGATTTACTTATTTTTACGCCAAACTCAAAAAAAAGCGGTTTAGCGATAGAATTAAAATATAAGTATAACAAACCTACACCAAAGCAAAAAGAATGGCTTAAATGGCTAAAAAAATGTAATTGGGAGGCTATTTGGTTAAATAACTTTGAAGATTGTAAAGAAGCTATTGATAATTACTTTAAAAATTAAAAAAAATGCAATATAAAACTATCTACTTTGACGCTGAAAAACAAAAAGTGCGTTATACCCAAAGTTCAACAACAGATAAAATAACTAATTATAGTTATATCGGAAAATCAACACGAGTTGAGTTTGATCTATTAATTGAGTTGCTTTGGTATAAGTACGAGGATAGCGAAATTCCGATAGAAGATTTTAAAAAAATCTTTAATGAACTAAGAAAATTTTGCGATTCATTAAAATATCAGCTAAATTTGTAAAAATATTTTTTCAAAATGGAAAACAAGAAAAACTATTATGCCGTTATACCGGCAGAGGTACGATACGCTAAAAATTTAAAGGCTAACGAAAAATTAATGTACGGCGAATTAACCGCCTTGGCAAATGAAAAAGGGTATTGTTACGCCTCAAATGAGTATTTTGCACAACTTTATGAGGTGTCAAAATCTACTGTTTCACGATGGGTTTCTAATTTAGAAAGAAACAAATTTCTAAAAATAAAAATGATTTATGAAAAGGGTACAAAGAACATAAAAGAGAGAAGAATTTACATTTCTACCCTATTGACGAAAAGCGCAATACCTATTGACGAAAAAATCAATACCCCTATTGACGAAAAGCGCAAGGTTATATATAAATATAATAATATTAATAATATAAAAAAGAATAATGTACGAAATGTAAAAGCGCCTATATTTACTGAGATTACTGAAAAGGCGTTTCCACATTTCATAAGCCTTTTTCCTTTAAATTATAGACCGAAAACAAAAGCACAAAAAAATAAATGGTTGGAGTGCTTAGATAAAATTCAGCGAATTGATAAATATAATTTACGTGATGTTTACAACGTGGCAAAAGATTTAAGAGATGACCAATTTTGGGCCAAAAACTTTTTAAGTATTCTTAAATTAAGAAACACAGATAAAAACGGCATTAAGTACATTGATAGGTTTATGGATGATTACCGCTCTAAAACTAAACCAATAGGTTACAACAAAATAAAAGGTATTATTGAATACTTTATTTATACCTCCCCGGCAACTGGACAAAAAGAACTAGGAGCAAAAACAAAAGGCGGAGAGTTATACGAATTTAATATAAAACAAACATTGCAAACAAACGAGTTCCAGGAACTAAAAAAATACGTTCAAGATGGCAACAAGTAAAAGCCTATCTAAATGGCGTGAATCTGATTTGTTTGATTGGTTATCAAAAAACTATTATAGTTTGTTAGTTGATACTAGCGATAATTTTTCAAAATCTGATTGTTACGATATTGAAACAAAAAACAGAATCGAATTAAAATGCAGAGCAACGCATTATGACAAACTAATAATTGAAAAACCTAAATACCAATATCTAATAAAAGAATCAAAAAAGTTTGGCGATGTTCCAATTTACATAAATAGCACACCAAAAGGAATTTTTTTATTTGAGTTAAAGGATCTAAAATTAAAATGGTTTGAAAAACCTCTGCCAAAAACAACAGACTTTGAAAACAACAATTTAACAAACAAAGAAGTAGCGACAATAAATATTAATAAATCAAAACAATTAAAGTGATGGAAGAAACATTAAAAGAAATAGAGAAATATTTAGAGGTAACATATCCGGATGATTGGTTTTTACCTGGTAAATTAGATATTTTAAGACTTAAATTTTTATCAGAGTTAAAACAACAAAAGATTGACGATTTAAAAAAACAAATATCAAAATTAGATAAATTAAAATAATTTTTTTAATTTAGCGAAAACAAATAATATTTTTTATGAAAACAAGATTAAGAACTAACAATGAAAAAACATCTTTTAGATTAGATGTTATTAAAAATGGAGAATTACAAAAGTTTTATTTTAATGATGAAACAAAGGCTAAAATTTTTCAAAAAAATATAACAAAAATCTAAAACAAAAAGGGCGCATGCGCCCTTTAAAAAAAAACAAACAAAACTTAATGAAAACATTTCAAGACTTCAATATTGATGTCGGCAACAAAACGACCGGCAAAATTAAAACACAATGCCCAAAGTGTAGCCATACAAGAAAAAACAAACGTGATAAATGTTTGTCAGTAGATTTAGACAAAGGCCTATGGAATTGCCACAACTGCGGTTGGGGAGGAACTACAAAATTTGAGAAAAAGCAAGAATATATTGTTCCTCAAAAAATCAAATTAAATATTTCGGAGCCAGTTATTGAATGGTTTAAAGGTAGAGGCATTACAGAGCCAACTTTAAAACATTGGAAAGTAGGGCAATCAATGGAGTATTTTCCGCAAGTAAACGCAAAGCGTAGGGCCGTAAACTTTAACTACTACCGAGAAAATGAACTTGTAAACGTAAAATATAGAGATTCGCAAAAGAATTTTAAAATGGTTTCAGGTGCGGAACTTATATTTTATGGCGTTGACAATATTAAAGAAATGGACAAAATTTATATTGTTGAGGGAGAAATGGATGCTTTGACTTTACACGAGGCCGGTATTTATTCCGTTTGTTCTGTTCCAAATGGTGCTTCTAAAGGAAGCCAAAGGCTTGAATATTTAGACAACTGTTGGCAGTACTTTAAAGATAAAAAAGAAATAATACTTTGCACAGATAATGACAATCCGGGAATTGAACTAAGAAAAGAACTCGCTAGAAGGTTTGGAGCATATCGTTGCAAATACGTTGATTTTGGCGATTATAACGACGCTAACGAGATTTTAATATCTAAGGGAGCAGAAACACTAAGGAATGTTATCAAAGGCGCTAAGAACTTTCCTTTGGAGGGCGTTTTAAATGTTGATGATATTTGGCAATCGGTTTTAAATTACAATGAGGCTGGAGTTAAAAACTATTCAATAGGTTTGCCAAACTCAGATACATATTTTAAAATGTCTTTGGGAGAGTGGTCAGTTGTTACCGGAATACCAAATTCAGGTAAATCTGATGTTATGGATCAAATATTTTGCAACCTTGCAACTACCTACGATATGAGATGCGCAATCTTTGCTCCTGAGTCATTTCCATACGAGGGCCACATAAAAAGAATTGCAAATAAATTAAATGAAACTAATTGCGATAGCAACCAATTAAACAACACAAAAGATTTTATTGAAGACCATTTTTTTTGGGTAAAAATAGATTTAGAAAATTTAACTTTAAAAGCAATATTAAACCATTTTAAAGAGTTAGTATTTCAAAAAGGAATTAATGTTTGTGTTATAGATCCCTGGAATATGCTCGACCATTCAGCGCAAAGAGACCATTCTTATATTGGAAAAGTATTATCAGAAATTACGCAATTTTGTCAGCAAACTAATACACATTTGTTTTTAGTAGCGCACCCTAGAAAAATAGAAAGCGAAAACGGAAACTATAAAAAGCCAACTCTGTATGATATAAGCGGCTCGGCTGATTTTTTTAATAAAGCGTACAACGGATTGATAGTTTACAGATGCATTGGACAACGTACTAAATTTGATTCTGATATTGTAAAAATGTATGTTGAAAAAGTTAAACGAAAAGAAAACGGCCAACTAGGCGATTTTGATATTGCTCCTGATTTTAAAAACGGCGGTGTTTATAGGGATGTTGATTTAAATACAAAAAGGTTTGAGGTTGTAACCGATGATAATGTACCATTTTAAAAATAAAACAAATGAAAAAAATTAAAATTTTAAATTTATACGCTTGTTTAGGCGGAAATCGTTACAAATGGGATGAGGTAACAGAGGTTGAAGTTACTGCTGTGGAATGGGATAAAGAACTTGCAAACCTATACCAAGAACGTTTCCCAAATGATAAAGTAATAGTAGCAGATGCACACCAATACTTATTAGACCATTACAAAGAGTTTGATTTTATCTGGAGTTCCCCACCTTGTCCAACGCATAGCCGCGCAAGATATTGGAATTCATCTAATTATGATACAAAAACAAAACCGATTTTTCCAGATATGAAATTATATGAGGAAATTTTATTTTTAAAACATTATTTTAAAGGTAAATTTGTTGTTGAAAATGTAATTCCATACTACGAACCACTTATTATTGCGCAAAAAAAAGGTAGGCATTTATATTGGACAAATTTTAATTTACCTAATAATTTAAACGATAGGCGTTTTAAAATAAGTTCAGCAAAAAATGAGTTTAATGGTTTATGTAAATTTCACGAATATGATTTTAATAAATACAAAGGTGATCAACCATTAAAAAAAATAGCAAGAAACCTGGTAGATTATGAAGCTGGCAAAACTATTTTAGAAACTGCATTAGGAATTATTACAAAACAAAACGTTAAACAAACAACTCTTTTTTAATGCCTAAAAAGAAAAAAATAAACATTCCGCAAACTGATCAACACAGAAAAGCAATGCAATGGTGTATAAAAAACAATGTTACAGTTGGCGTTCTACCTACAAAAAAAGGTTTAAAAGTTGAAATTAACGAAAATGGCGACAAAAAAATATCGCCAAAAATATACACACAAGAGGAAGCACAAAAAAAAGTTATTGAATTATATTTGTATATTTACAAAAAATACTGGCAAGTATGAACATAAACTTCAACACAACTATTTTTGCTTTATTCGGCATTTGCTTTGGCGCTAATTATTGGAACTCTAATATGGATGACGATTTTGGCGAAACAGATTTAACCGGAGAAACAGAACATTGTTTGCAATTCTTTATTGCGGTAGTTGGAATTTCTTTTGTTTGGTTTACACAAGATAAATAACAAATAAAACAAAATAGATATGGAAACAGTAATAACGATAATAGGCATATTAATCTTTTTAGGAGGTGCTTATTTTATGGGAAATTTGATAATAGGTACTTTTGATGAACACATTATAGAAAGGATAATGTCTAGTCTTGTTGGAGTTTTATGTTGGATTGTTATTGTTTCAATATTTATTATTTGTAAATTTATTCAATCAGGAGTGTATTATTTAATGAATTAAAAACAAATAAGATATGGAGAACATTAGATTAGAAGCTACAAGAGGAGATGACCAAAAGTTAGTTTTAAATGCTAAAACAATGAATGAATTAGTTGAAAAAATAATTGATTGGCAACTATGGGAAAACCAGGCTTTAGATCATTACAAAAAGAAAGGTATTTTAGAAAAAGAAAAAACAAGCGGTTGGTATTACTTTAAAAAATAAGTAATTTGAAAAAAAAAGTAAACATTGCATCTGTAAAAGAAAATCCGGACAATCCAAGATTCATAAAAGATTCTAAATTTAAAAAATTAGTCAAGTCAATTAAGGCGTTTCCTGAGATGTTAGAGAAACGGCCAATAGTAGTTGATGAGAATATGGTTGTTCTTGGCGGAAATATGCGTTTAAAGGCTTGTAAGTCTGCCGGGTTGTTTGAGGTTTGGATTGATATTGCACAAGGTTGGACAGAGCAACAAAAGCAAGAGTTCATTGTTAAAGACAATGTTGGCTTTGGAGAGTGGGATTGGGATATACTAGCAAATGAATGGGATGTTCAAAAGTTGGTTGAATGGGGGGTTGATTTACCCGTTTATGATGTTCCTATTGATGACGACCAAGACGACAAAAACGATACAGACAAAGAAGTTTGCGAATTGTGTGGAAAATAAATTTGCACAATTAAAAGAAAAATTATAATTTAGCAGAGGATTTAAACTGCCAAGTAAAAAATCCTTTTTCATAAAATTTAAGTTTGTACCTCTCAGAAATGGGAGGTTTTTTTTAAAATTTTTTTTGTTTTTTCTTTTGTAATTAAAAAAAATCTTTTACTTTTGCGTAGAACCTTTGGATAAGGTGCGTTTTAATGCACTTTATACGTTGTTGGGTTTAGTACGGGTTATTAACAGACAAAATTAAATAAAATGGAGACAAAAAAAACATACAAATACAAAGTAAAAGAAACAGGTAATGAATTTGAAGCAGTTTTAGTTAAAGGTAAAGATAGATGTTATTTGTATTTAGACAAAAATCAAAAAAAACCTATTGCTTCTTGGGATTTAGAAATGTACGATGATTTTAATTTTTACTACATATTAGAGCCTTTTACAAATCCAGACAAAATTACAGAGCCAACAAAAGAGGATATACTTGATTATTTGAAAATTACAGTTTAGCATTAAACCCAACACTAAGATAAAAACACGTTTTAATGTGTTTTATTAACTGTTGCATCACGTTTTAATGTGGGGTTTAGTTTTTTAATTTTTAATTAAATTCTTATGTATTTATATTTTTTTAACTTTGCGTTATGGCAACAAAAACCGACATATTAAAAAATAATCTTTTAGACGCATTAGAAAAATCACTTGGAGTAGTCACAAGTGCTTGTAAAATAGTTAAATGTAATAGATCAACCTTTTATAAGTATTACAACAATGACCAGGATTTTAAAGCGTCTGTTGATGAATTGCAAAACTTAACTTTAGACTTTGCTGAAACGCAACTGCATAAGCAAATACAAGACGGAAACACAACTGCAACAATATTCTATTTAAAAACCAAAGGCAAAAAACGTGGTTATGTAGAACGTAAAGAGGTAGAGATGACCGCAGAGGTTAGCACGAGCAAATTATCAAACGAAGCAAGAAAAAAAATTGACGACATTCTAAACGATGAATATTAACGAAATAATTAAACAAAAATGTGAGGATTCGCTTTTGTTTTTTACTCGTTATATTTTCAAAGAGAATACCGGAAATAAATTCGAAGTAGCAGAGTTTCATAAAACATTAGCCAACACATTACATAAAGTACATAACGGCGAAATAAAGCGCCTTATAATTAATATACCTCCAAGGTATGGTAAAACTGAAATAGCCGTTAAAATGTTTATTGCCTGGACACTTGCTAAAAATCCAATGGCAAAGTTTATTCATTTATCTTATTCTGATTCGTTGGCGCTTGATAATAGCTCAATGACAAAAGAATATATTAATTCAGACGCTTACCAAAGTATTTGGAATTTACAACTTAAAAAGGATTCACAATCACAAAAAAAATGGTACACAACGCAAGGCGGTGGAGTTTATGCAACATCTTCAGGGGGTGCAATTACGGGTTTTGGTGCGGGTACTGGTGGAGCAATTATAATTGATGATCCATTGAAACCTGATGACGCTTTGTCTGATGTTAGGCGGTCGTTTATAAACAATCGATACAATACAACTATTCGGTCAAGGGTTAATGATAGAGACGTTCCTATTATTGTTATTATGCAAAGACTACACGAGGAAGATTTGAGCGGTTATTTATTAGATGGCGGTAGTGGAGAGCAATGGCATCATTTAAAGTTATCAGCATTAGATGACGATAACAAAGCGTTATGGCCCGAAAAACATTCTTTTGAGGAACTTGAAGCAATACGCCAAGCCGATAGATATACTTTTAGTGGTCAGTATTTACAAATCCCGTCGCCTCCTGAAGGTGGAGAGTGGCGAAAAGATTGGTTTAATATTATACACAGAGCCGAGTTACCGAGCGATATATCTTTTGAAATGTACATTGATGGCGCTTATACCAAAGACACAAGAAACGATCCGACGGGAATACAAATAAGCGGTAAAAGTGGCGACAATCTTTACATATTTAAAAGCATTGACAAGTACTTAGAAATGCCTGAGCTAAAAAACTTTGTTACTTCTTTTGTGCAATCTTGTGGCGTTCCAATATCGCAAATATTAGTCGAGCCTAAAGCATCCGGAAAATCGCTTGTGCAGCTATTAAGGCGTGAAACTAGATACAATGTATCAGAAATAAAAACAAACTTTGTCAGGTACTCTAAAATCGAACGTGCGAGAGCATCCTCGCCATTTATTGAAGGCGGTAGAGTTTTTCTAGTTAAAGATAATTGGAATGATGCGTTTTTACAACAAGTTAGCACGTTTCCAAACGCTAAACACGATGAGCATATTGACGTAACATCATACGCTATTGAAAGGAATTTAATTAACAACTTTTTTGTAGTTTAAAAACAATTTTAAATTTTGTATTTTTACGAAAATTTTATATTACTTTAAAATATGGCATCTTTCCTTGACAGATTTAAATTTTCAAAAAAAAATCAAAACACAAACGAACAATATAACAGAGCCATTTATAACTGGCTAGGTAATTCTGTTCATTGGAATAAAGAAAATGATGATTCTTATATTACGCAAGGGTATCAAAAAAACGCAACAATATACTCTTTGATAAATTTAATTACAAAGGCGGCAACAACAATTCCGTTTCAAATTTATGAAAAGACAAATGAAAACGATTATAAAAGATATAAGGCTTTAACTTCGGGAATGATGGATGCAGCGTCTATACAAAAGGCGTCTTTATTGCAAAAAAACGCATTGGTTGAGTTACAAGATACTGAATTACATAAAATATTAGAGCGCCCAAATCCGGCACAATCTTACAACGCCTGGATAACTGAATTGATTGCTTTTGGTAAATTAACCGGGAATAGATACATTTACGGAATTGGCCCTGATACTGGAGCAAATGTTGGCAAATTTACTGAGTTGTATGTTATGCCTTCGCAAGTGATGGAGATTATATCAAATGGTATAATGGAGCCAGTATCTAAATATAAATTAGAATATAACGGAACAAAATTTATTGACGCATCTGAAATCTGCCACATTAAAGACTTCAATCCTTACTATGATGGTACTGGATCACATTTGTACGGACAATCGCCATTGAGAGCGGGTTTGCGTTCTTTAACAACCAATAACGAAGCGGTACAAACGGGAGTAAAATATTTACAAAACCAAACTGCAAGAGGTTTATTAACTTCTGAGATGGGCGATATTAACGAGGTACAAGCGCAACAATTAAAAGATAAATTTAAACGTCAGCACCAAGGATCGGACAATGCCGGAGATATTATAATAACTCCAAATAAAATGTCTTGGGTTAATTTTGGACTAAATGCGTCTGATATTTCTTTGATAGCACAATACAACGCCTCAGTAAAAGATTTATGTAATATTTACAATGTACCGGTGCAATTACTAAACAATACTGATTCATCTTCATATAACAATATGAAAGAGTTTAAAAAGGCATTGTATCAAAACGCAGTTATCCCGGAACTTATTAAAATTAAAGACGAATTAAATAGATGGTTAGCGCCTAAATATGGCGACAAACTTTGTATTGAGTTTGATTTTTCTGTAATTCCTGAAATGCAAGAGGAAACTGAAAAGGTGGTTGATCAACTATCTAAAGCGTGGTGGATTACGCCAAATGAAAAGCGTTCTGCAATGAATTACGGAAAAGATGAGGATAATACTCAATTAGACGATTATTTTATTCCGGCTAATTTAATTCCAACAAATCCAAGCGATATTGATTTACCTATTGAGTCAATAGATGTAGACGTAAACAAGTTTTTAAGTCAAAAAAAAAACGAAATAATTAAGGCCGAAACGTATAATAATTATCCTCAATCTGCAACTAACAACGCCAAAAGGATGATTGAATGGCGAGAAAAATATGGTCGTGATGTTGTTACTGCCGGAACTGAGGTTGGTTGGCGTAGAGCATCGCAACTTGCAAACAGAGAAAACATTTCATTGGATGTTGTTAAAAGAATGGCGCAATTTAATCGCCACAGAGATAACGCAAAGATAGATCCTAAATATAAGGGAGAGCCTTGGAAGGACAACGGCTACGTTGCCTGGAACTTATGGGGTGGAACTGCCGGGGTTGATTGGGCAATTAGAGAAGTAAACAAATTAAAAGACGACTAATTGAGGTTAGACAAAGATAAATGGCAAAAGGCTTTTGAAAAGGAATTAGACAAGGCCGAAAAAAGGCAATCCTCTAAAGTAAGGCGATACTATAAAAACCAATACTATAAAGGAACAGAATCTTTTTTGTCTAGTGGCCAAACATCTTTTCAACTTTTATTTAGTACAAGCGAATTACTTAAAATTTATCGTGATTTATATTCTGATATTGGTTTACAATTTGCTAAATGGTATGCAAGAAATTTTGATAAATACATAAAAAAGGGAGTTAATCCGAATCAATACGTTGATGAATGGCAAAATTCTTTTGCGTCTTATGGCTCTGCCGTAGGTGCTGAAAGGGTTACTTTAGTAAGTGGAACGGCAAAGGCAACACTTGTAAAAGTTACGCAAAATTTAATGACTGATTTAGACTTTCAAAATTTAGGTATTGCCGAAAAGACTAGGATTTTAAGAAGCCAATTCAATAAGTATTCGGCGTTTCAAGCGGAGCGATTAGTTAGAACAGAGGCGACAAGTGCTGCAAACTTTGCAACTTTAAAATCTGCAAACACAATATTTCCGGCGGAAGATTTACAAAAAGAATGGATTTCTGCGACAGACGAAAGAACAAGGCCAACACATAGGGCTGTAAATGGTGTTGTTGTAAATCAAACTGATTTTTTTACTGTTGGCGATAGCTTAATGATGTACCCTGGCGATCCTAGAGGATCGGCTAAAGAAGTAATTAATTGTCGTTGTTCAATCGCCTATTTTCCTAAAGAAACCGCACAAGCGACCGGAGAAATTACTGACATTGGTTTTGGCGTTTCATTTGGTACAAATCAAAAAATTTAAAAATCGTATATTTACAAAAATTTTTCTATATGAACACAATTCTTTATAAAGCGGCTCCAGTTGGAGAGTTAATTGATGCGGACGAAAAAGCCGGAATCATAAAAGGTTACGGATCATTTTTTGGAAACAAAGATTCTGATTCTGATATAATTATGAAAGGCGCTTACAAAAAGACAATCGCCGAGAATGGCTCTAGGGTTAAATATTTATATCAACACGATATGAATCAGCCAATCGGTAAAATGACCGAACTTTATGAGGATGACAAAGGTTTAGTTTTTGTTGCAGAGATTGCTAAAACGCAACTAGGAAAAGATGTTGTTGAACTAATGAAAAGCGGAGTAATAACCGAAAATAGTGTCGGTATATTACCAATCCAAAAGCAAAACAAGGGAGATTATAGGGAAATCAACGAGGTTAAACTATATGAAATTAGCGCCGTTACATTGGCAGCTAATGACCAAGCTAAAATATTAGATGTAAAAGGAAACGTCGATTTAGAAAAAGTTTCTAAGCGATACGATAGCCTTTCTAAACTATTGCGCAAAGGCGACATTTCAGACGAAATGGGTTACGCTATTGAGGCAGAAGTATTAAAATTAAAATCATTATTTATTGAGTTCACGAAGCCGACAGAAATTATCACTTCGCCGAATGTTGAAGTAAAAAGCAATGATTCCGAAGTGTATAATTATTTATTAAATTCATTAAATTCATAAAAAATGAACGAAGAACTAAAAGGTCAATTAGACGGAATAAGCAAGTCTATTGACGCAAAGATTGAAAAATCTAATTCAGACGTTGTAAACAATGTCGTAGAAAAAGCTAACGAGATTGTAAAATCAGAAGTTAGCGGAATGGCTACTAAATTAAACGAGCGTTTAGACGCTATGGAAGTAGCAAACAAAAAACAATTCAATAGCCAAAAGAAAGTAACTTTTAAAAGTGCTTTACAAGAGGCGTTGGATAATGGAGCGGTAGAAGGAATTGCAAAAGGTAATTCAAGAAGCGCATCATTTGAATTAAAAGCAGATATGACTATTGGCGCTGATTTTACTGGAGAGGTAATTCCGGCGGACAGAGTACCAGGTTATAAATTTGATCCTACAAGACCAGTCCACGTAAGACAATTACTTGCTACCGGATCAACTCAATCTGATGTTGTAAGATATGTAAAAGAATCAGGATATTCTAATGGCGCTGCTGCAACTGCTGAAGGTGCAACTTTAGGACAGTCTGACTTTGATATGACTGCGGCTGATGCTAACGTAAGAAAAATCGGAACTTACTTCCGTATTTCTGAGGAAATGTTAGCTGATACGCCACAATTAACGTCGTACCTTTCTGCAAGAGCGCCTGAGAAACTTTTAGAGGTTGAAGATGCCCAAATATTAAACGGAAGTGGAAGCGGTGCTAATTTAAGCGGAATCATTACTGATGCGGCTGACTTTGATACTTCTGCGAGTGGTGCATTTTATCAGTCTGTTGAGTCTGCAAATGAGTTTGACGTTATCGTTGCTGCATTAAATCAATTATCATTATTGAATTATAGCGCTGACTGTATTATGTTAAATCCTACTGACTTTAACAAAATCTTATTGTTAAAAGATTCAACTAACAAATACTTGAAAGACCAAGTTTATAACGGATTGCAACCTTCTTTTTCAGGTGTTAAAGTAATTCAAAATACTGCTATCGCTGCCGGAACTTTCTTAATTGGAAACTTTGGTGTTGGTACTCAGTTATGGGTTAGACAAGGTGTTAATGTTGAGTTCTTTAGAGAGGATGGAACTAACGTAAGAGATGGTTTTGTAACTGTTAGAGTAAGCGAAAGAGTTGCTTTAACTAACTACTTACCAAATGCGTTTGTTAATGGATCTTTTGCTACTGCAATCGCAGCTTTAGAGACTCCATAATAACTAAAATAATATATTTTAAAGGGCCTAGATTAATTTCTAGGTCTTTTTTTTGCGTTAAAAACTAAAAATATTTTTTTAATTAAATAATTTTTTTTAATTTAGCCAAACAAAACAAATATTATGAAACCTAAATTACAACTTCCAAATTACACAAAGCAAGATAAAGAAAATTCAAGAAGAATGAGTATTTTTAGAAAGTATGAGAAGCTAATGAAAGCTGCAAGAAGTGCTAAAGAAGATTATTTAGATTGTAAAGGTAAAAATACTTTTAATTTAGATGAGGAAAATAGAGGAGCTTTAGCTAGATTAATAGTAATATTTAAAGCAGATGCTTTAGAAAATTGGAATAATGCAGAAGCATTGAGAAAGAAGTGTCCTTTTTTGAATGAAATGATTAGGTTAAAAAAATAACAATTTAAACAAAAACAAAATGAAAAAACTACAAACATTAGTATTGATTTTAGCGCCTAGCTATTTCATCGTCAGATTATTAACCGGATTAATTTTTAACGTATAATGAGCAAGACACCAAAACACTACGACAATGGCGCCAACTATGACGTTATAGATATTGCAAACGATTACAATTTGTCCTTTGCTAGAGGAAACGCCGTTAAATACATTGTAAGGGCGGGAGTAAAAAAACAAGACACAGAGATTGAGGATTTAGAAAAGGCGATTGTTTGCCTGGAGAGAGAAATTAATTACCTAGAAAAAAATAAGTTATGTGTATAGTTGATCACGAATTAAACGAGCATTTAGATTCTTTAGAGGAAAAGAGCGAATGTATGGAGTGCGGAGTCGATGTCCAACTTGGAAAACATTATTGTTGTTTTAGTTGTTTGAACGCATCTAATAGGTAACGTGAAAGTGTATGATTAGTAGCGTGTTAAATAACTAAAGATAATAGAAATGACAGAACAAGAAAGAAACTTAATTAGAGATGCAATGATGTTTGCAGTAAAAGATATAACTGGTAGAGTAATGCGTGAAGCTACTGTACAAAGTATGATAGATGACTTTAAA